CAGGTGAACGCTGTTCAACCTGGTACTTCAGGTCATATCAAGGAGTACTACTGCTACTTGGTTAAGTCTGGAACAATCCTTGAAGGAGTTCAGCAAGATCTACGGATTGAAGCTGATCGCAACATCCTTTCTAAGCAGGACGTTCTATCAGTTGATTATCACACTTGTTATCACATCATGGGTACTAAGTGGGGTAACGCTGCTGACAACCCAACAAACAGTGTTCTTGGCAACAAGGATAACTGGACTGCGACTTATGACGCTGATCTAATTCCTATTGTTCAGTTAACAGTCAATACACCTCTTGACACTTCTACTTTATAAGTAGAATCAAGACGGATCTGCATAAAATTCCCCACCTTAAGCAAGTGGGGTTTTTTATTGCCGCTACAATAGAGAAGAAATGTATTTTAGTTATTGTGGCTGCCACTATTGTTGCCACGTTGAAGTCCGAAACAGCTAATAGCTATGTGACTTTGGCTGAAGCAGACTCTTACTTTGAAACCGTTCCAGCAGAAACAGATTGGGATGATAAAAGTGATGACGCTAAAAATAGAGCGTTAATTTCTGCTTGTCGGTGGATTGATAGCTTGAATTATTACGGAGATAGATGCGATGAAGACCAAGCATTGAAATGGCCGCGTAATAATTACACAGTGGATGATGTTGAATTAGCTTGTACTTCTATTCCTGCAAGTATTAAATATGCTCAATATGAATTAGCAAGACAGTTAGCTAACGACACTGATGCTGTTATAGGAAATAAGGGTACTGATGGGAATATAGAACAAGTTAAATTGGGAGAAATGGAGGTGAAATACTCTAAAGAGAGTCAGGGTGTTGGAACGATCAATAATATTTTCGATGTTTATCCTTGGTTACAAAGTTATTTAGGAGCTTATTGCTTAGGTGGCTCTGGTAGTTATCAAGTCAGAGTGGTGAGGGGTTGATATGGCTGGAGCATTAGACACATTATTTAAAAATGCTGCCAAACAGATTGTTGCGGATCTTGGTAGTTCTTTAGATACAAGTATTACTTATACGAGAAGAGCATCTCCTTCGTATAACACGAGTACAGGTGTTGTCACTTCAACTGATACGACTTATTCAAGTATTAAAGTTCCGATTGAATTTATTAAGTCGGAGGAAGATACGGGAAGAGAAATGAGGCAAGCGAAATTGTATATAACGCCTGATTTAATTGGAGGAAATCAACCTACATTTGATGATGAGGTGATTTTGACTTATGCAGGGGGGACACATACTGCACAAATCGTTGATATAGATACGAGAAGGGGTGGTCAGGTTTATCTACATACTTTATTAGTGAGGTTCTAATGGCTAGAAGAGCGCAAAGACGGAAGATAGGAACAGTTCAGAAAGCAAAGGATTTCACCAAGATGCTTCGTAATGACATGAAAGATGATATTACGGCTGATTTGAATGGTTTTGTCCGTGCTGTTATGAGTGATTTAGCAAGTGATGGTGAAAAAGGAGGAGTAAGTCCTGTGTTAACTGGATTTTTTGCTTCTAGTTGGAAAGCTGGTTTAACAAGAGCGAATAGAAAAGATGAGAGATCAGCCGAAAGCCCTTGGTCAAAAATTAAAACAATTACTATTAATGAAGGAGGAAAAAAGAAGACAGTTTTAGCTCCTGGTCAAAAGCCTTATATCAAGCAAAGATATCCAGTACCTACAAATTTCGTTATTGGGAAATCAGTTTTTATTGGTAACACAGCGAAATATGCTCCCGAAGCTATTATGTTATCTCCGAAATCTCAAGTATTTTCATATTTAGCAGGTGGTTCAGGTGGTTTTGCAGAGGGTTTAGATGAAAAAATAGACAAATTCTTTACTGATAAACGTCCTGACATTAGAGTTGGTGGAGATATTGACGAGGCAGGTCGCATTAGCTATCAAAAACTATGACACTTGTAAATGCTAGAGCAGCCTTTGAAAAAGCCGTAACAGATGCGGTTATAGCTGCTGATGCAACTGTAACTGTAGTGCATGACAATGTTCCCTATATAAAACCTGGAAAAACGAAGAAATATGTAGTCATATCAATGAATTTCGGGCGTTCAACGTTACAAAATCAGGGTGCAGCGAGTGATTATTATTCTGGGTTTGTTCAGTGTAATATTTACGTTCCAAAGAATAAAGGTACTTCTGTTTTATCTGCAATTGGTGAATCAGTAATTGATGGATTAACTTCTGTTAATGCTTCTAATTACACGGATAGTTTTAGTTGTAAGCCAAGAGCAGGAGAAGTTGTTGGACCTGGAGTCATTGAACTCGAAGACGAATCACATTATCTTGGTGTAATTACCTGCCAATTCTCGGCTAACAGCTAGGCTATTATTGTATAAGTTAAAAACTATTTATGAGAGCTATTGAACTTCTATCCAATAAATTTGGAGTTGGTCAGCTTTATCAACATGATGTAGTAAAAGATGGAGAGACTGTTCTTTCTGTTTATTGGCATCCATTAACGATTGCTGAAAGAGAATCAATTCAAAAAAAAGCAGGAACAGAAGATGCTGGTGATTTTGCACTTGCTTTAATGATTCAAAAAGCTCTTGATAAAAGTGGTAAAAGACTTTTTGCTGATGGAGATAAAGCAACTCTTAGAAGGGAAGTAGAAGCTGCTGTTTTACAAGAAATCCAGTTAGCAATGCTTGAATCTGGTACTGATAAGGAGGTAGAAGAAGCTGAAGCTGATTTGAAAAGCTAATGGTGACTGGAGATTTATTTATTCATTAGCTAAAGAATTAGGTAAGACAGTCGCAGAATTATCAGAGACTTTAACTAGGGAAGAAATGATTGGATGGGCTGCATTTTTTAAGATGCAAAATGATGAAATGGATAGGGATAGAGAAGGAATACAAACTAGGGCTGCTAGTCGGACGCAAAGCAGGTAAACTGGTTGAGAGTCTTTGTTTTTTCTGTTGAGTGGCTGATTATACCCGCTTAATTGAGTTCAAGGTAAAAGATACTGACTTAAATCGTGCTGTAAATAAACTTACTAAGACTTTAGAGCGTATTGATAAAACATTATTAGGAATAGATAAGAAGTTAGATCATATTGCCACTAAAGGTTTTGGTCTTGTTGCAAAGGAAGCTACTAAGGCAGAAAGATCAGTTACGAAATTAGGAAAAGCAATAAAAATAATGTCTAATCCTCAAGGGTTAGCACAAAAAGCGACTGGTTCATTCTTTAATTTCTTAGGAGGAAAAAAAGGAGAGATTGCCAGAAGAGTTGCTGAGTTATATGCGTTTGATGGTGTACTGAGAAAAATAACGAATGGAAGCACTGGCTTACCTGCTTTCAATAGAAGGGTCACAGAAGCAGCCACCGCTTTAACTGCTTTTGGGCTTGCACACACTAATGTGGTTGCTGCTGTGGTTGGTGGTAGTGCTGCATTACTTACGGGTACGAAGTTTTTCTATGACTTAGGGAAAGGTGTAAGGCAAGCAGAAGCTAGTATGATTGATTTTATTAAAACTTCTAGGCAACTAGGAGCAGGAGCAGGATTTAGATCCCTCTTCCCGAAAGGATCTTTATGGGGTGGTGATAAGAGGGACACTACTCCGTCATTCGATGGAGAGAAAGCAGCCGCAGCAGTTGAGAAAGAGTTAGGGAGGATTTATTCAGGCCAAAGATCTCCTGTCACTGGATTTGGGTCGCTGGGAAGTCTTGAGACACGGAGAAAAGCATTAGCACATACGAAGCAAATACAGGAAAAATTAGTTGCGTTAACAGGTAAGCATCTTCAAGCAAGTGTTCAAGTAAAGAAAAGTCAGTTCCAATACAACCTTGAATTAGCAAAGACACGTTTAGTTCAAGCTGCTGTCACTGCTGATATTTGGGCAGCACAAAGAGCATGGCAGGGGGTGATTGGAACGCTTAAGTCTGCTACGGGTCTTTTAGGAGGATTATTGGGAGGTAAATTTGGAGGATTAGGCCAGGCTGCTGGTGTTATAGGAACAACTCGATCTATTGAATTTTTAATTAAACAATTAGATAAAGTTAATATTCATTTCTTAGACGGAGTTAAAAATGCAGCGACTTGGGCATCAAGGGTTACAGAAGCTGTTGCTGGTGTAAGCATTGCCTATGGTGGATTAAATAGTGTTTTATCAGCAGCAACTTGGGTAACAAGTGCTGTTAAAGGATTTGTTGATTTTGAAAGAGCTGCTGTAACTGCTTTCCATAACGTAGAAGCAGCAAGAAGAAGAATGGAAAGAAATAAAGGTTCGTTCCAGCAAAATACTCTTCTTCAGAATTTATTTGGGCCTTTAGCTCAAATGATTGATGGAAGAATGGGAGACAAATTGAAAGAGATATACGGAGGTAAGGATGCTGGTTTTGGACAAGAGGATCAAGCTTTTAGGGGAATGTCTGATAGAACTCCTTATGGGCAAAGACTTACAAATGAACTAGAGAGTGCAAGGAAAAAACTTTCTGAATTACGTTCAACTAATGAAGGTTTTGCTAAACAGGTAAGTCGTGTATTGACTTTAGAAGCAAGAGTTAATGATGAATTAGCAAAGCAAAAGAAAATCAAAGAAGAAACTCTTGCGGTACAGAATAAATTGAAGGAAATGGATCAACGAGATCCTGTTGCTCAGAAAGAATTAGAAAATGAAAAACAATTAAGGGCTGCTAGAGCGCAGAGAGCCAGAGAAAATAAGCAGCAACTTAATACAGAACTGAAAGGGATAGCCGATAGGCGATCAGCTTTAGAAAAGTTATATCAGCAACAAAGAAAGAGAGAGAAAGAACAGATAGCAGCAATTAAACAACAGGAGAGAGCAAGAGCAGCAAGTAGACAGAAGATGGCAAGAATAGGAGAGAATCTAATGCTTGGAGCAGGTTTTCCATTGTTATTTGGAGGCGGAGCTGGAGCTGTTGGAGGTGGTGTTTTAGGTGCGGGGTTACAAGCAGTTTCTGGATCACAAGGCTTTGGCGCACAAATATTCCTAAGTGCGTTAGGCCAACAATTAGATGCTTTTGCAGGGAAGGTATCTCAATTAGGACAAGCTCTTAATTCTACAGATAATGATGTAAGTAAATTAATTCCAGCATTAGGCTTAATAGGAAGTTCGTATGAAAAACAAGTTAAATTACTTGAGGAATTAGGAGCAAAAGAAGAGGCTTTCAATTTAACAAGATCAAAAATGATTCAATTAATTGGAGGGCAAGGTGTTAATGCTTTATCTGAATTTGGTCGTGACACTAAACAATTAACAGATGATTGGAGTCGTTTAATGACTCAAATGGGAGCAGGATTAGCCGCAATGATTAATTCTGCTGGAATATTAAAATCAATAGCTGAATCAATTAATAGAACAGTTCTTTTAAACCAAGCAATTGCAAATACGAATAATGATCCAGAATTATCAAGACTAAATGCAATCGTTGAGAAATACAGCACTGGCGAAATACGTCCAGGTGGACGTATGGGAAGAACAGGGGAACGACATGATTATCCTAGCCTTGCCAAACTTGATGAACTGTTAATTGCACGACAAAAGATATTAAATGCAGACTTTAAAAGTCTTGAAATAGACAACATAAGAAATCTTAGTTTTGACGCTCAAATAAAGAAACTTAATAGTCAATTAGAACTTAAACAAGCAGTTAATGAAGAGGAGAGAGCTGCTATAACAGCTAGGAATCAAACAGAAGAAATTTATAATAAGTTTAAAGAAGCTGGGATTGTTTTATCTCAAGAGCAAAAGGATAAAATAAAAGAAATTGTTGGAGAATTGAATAAAATTCCACCTACACAGGAAAAGATAAATGATGGATGGCAGAAGATAAATCAAGTAGTAAGAGATGATATTCAAGAAGGAATAAAAGGATTAATAAAAGGAACTGCTACTTGGGCTGACATGCTTGATAATGTGGCAGATAAATTCTTAGATATAGCTCTTAATCAAGCTTTCTATGGAAATATGATGGGCAAGGCGGGTAAAGATGGTCAAATGGGTGGAATATTTGGTGCGCTTGCAGGTTTTGGTGCATCAATATTTGGTGGATCACCACGAAAAGCAGCAGGTGGTCCAGTAACAGGTGGCAATTCTTATGTTGTAGGTGAAAGAGGTCCAGAATTATTTGTTCCTAGAAGTGGAGGTAATATTGTTCCTAATAATGCAATGGGTAATGTCACAGTAAATGTTGATGCTTCTGGATCATCTGCACAAGGAGATGGACCTAGTTCAGAACAATTAGGTCAATTAATCGGTGCAGCTATTCAAAATGAATTAATTAGACAGAAACGCCCTGGAGGATTATTAGGCTAATGGCAACTTTCCCTTCTGTTACACAGAGCTATGGAGCGTCTAAAATAAGCGCACCAAAGATACGTTCGACTCAATTTAATGATGGTTATTCTCAAAGAATTAAATTCGGAATAAATATTGATCCAAAGAAGTGGAGATTAAGTTGGTCAAATATAAGTGAAACAGATTCAGATACGATAGAAACATTTTTAGAAGCCAGAGCTGCTGATGGAGCTTCTTTTGATTGGACTCCCCCTGGAGAATCTAGTGCGGGAAAATGGATCTGTTTAAGTTGGACAAAAGTAATTCCTTACCTTAATAGAGCTTCTATTCAAGCTACATTTGAAGAAGTATTTGAACCATAATGGCTGTACCTGTATCTGAACTACAAAAAGGTAATCCAAGTAATATTGTTGAATTATTTCAACTACAATTAGACAGTACAATTCATGGTACTGATACAACTTATTATTTTCATAATGGTGTTTCAAGTAATAATAATGCTGAAGTAATTTTTGACAATAATCAATACACAAGGATGCCTATTGAAGCAGACGGCTTTGAATATAATGGCAAACAATTACCAAGGCCAAGTTTAAGGATATCTAATATTTTGGGTACTATAACAACGCTACTTCTTACTCTACCACAAGGATTAGAGGGTGCAAAAGTAACAAGAATTAGAACGTTATTAATGTATATTGACCATGATAATTTTGATGGTGGAGATATACTTTTAGAAAACAGTACAAGTGATTTACTTGTCCAAGAAGATGGAGAAGCGATAGATCAAGAATCGGGTAATAATCCGCATGGAACACCTGATCCAACGGCGACCTTCCCGAACGAAGTGTTTTTTGTTGATCGAAAAACTTCAGAGAGTAGAGAATTAGTTGCTTTTGAATTGGCAGCTAGTTTTGATTTAGACGGAGTAAGACTTCCTAGAAGGCAAGTGCTTCCTGCGGATTTCCCTGGAGTTGGAACGTTCTATTCGTGACCTGGAAAACTGATGCTTTAAAACACGCAAAACAAGAAGATCCAAGGGAATCTTGTGGTTTATTAGTCGTTATAAAAGGAAAAAGAAAGTATTGGCCCTGTAAAAACATAGGAACAGACCCAAAAGACCAATTCATTCTTGATCCATTGGATTGGGCAAAGGCGGAGGATACAGGAGAAATTATTGCTGTTATTCATAGTCATCCGACAACTAGTCCTGAACCTTCGGAAGCCGATAAAGTTGCTTGCGAAAAATCAGGATTAAGGTGGCATATTGTTCAACCTAATTTAGAGAAATGGGTTAAATACGATCCATGTGGTTATAAAGCACCATTAATCGGAAGAACATGGTCTTGGGGCGTTCAAGATTGCTGGAGTTTATGTAGAGATTGGTATCAGGAAGAATTAGGAATTACTTTAAAAGATTGGGATAGACCAACTGATCCAGAGGAATTTATTAAAAACCCTATGTTTGAAGAATGTTTTGAGGAAACTGGTTTTAGAGATTTAACACCAGAGGAAGATTTAGAAAAAGGAGATTTATTACTTATGAGTATGAGAAGTCCAGGGTTAAACCATATTGGTGTTTATTTAGGAGATCAAGTTGTACTTCATCATTTACAAGATCGCTTGAGTAGTCGTGATCTTTTGGATGAATGGCTATTAAAATGTACAGGAAGGAGGATTCGTTATGTTGCGTAAAATCAAACTCTACGGACAACTAGCGAAATTCGTTGGTCAAAGAACTTTAGAGGCGGAAGTTAATAATGCAGCTCAGGCAGTACGTTTTCTAGTTGTTAATTTCCCTGGGTTAGAAAAACATATGGCAGAAACTTATTACAAAGTTTCAGCAGGTAATTGGGAAATTTCAGAAGAGGAGTTGCATTATCCAACAGGTTCTAATGATATTCAGATTATTCCTGTTGTTGGTGGAGCTGGAGGAAATACAGGTCGTTTAATTCTGGGTATAGCTTTAATTGGTGTGGCGGTATTTGCCCCTGCTGCGGGAATAGGTTTAGGTGCAGCAAAGGGAGGAATGATGTTTGGAACGACCTCTGGAGCTATAAGTTGGGGAGCAGCGGCGGCGGCGGCGGGTAATTTCGGAATTTATTTAGCTCTATCAGGTATTTCAGGGATGCTTACTCCTGTTGAAACATTGCCTGAAAACGAACAAGACCCTAGACGTTCATTTAGTTTTAGTGGAATACAAAATACAAGTCGTGCTGGTGTGGCTGTTCCTGTTGTTTATGGAGAAATTATTACTGGATCTGTCACAATATCAGCAGGTGTAGATACGGAGCAGGTGCAGGTATGACTATTGTTATTGGATCTGGTGGAGGAGGAAAAGGCGGCGGTGGAGGCAATAGGACTCCTACTGAAGAAAAAGATAATCTGGATTCAAAACAATTTGCAAAAGTTCTTGATTTAATTTCTGAAGGTGAAATTCAAGGGTTATCTGATGGAGCGAAATCAATATTTTTAAATAACACTCCTCTTCAAGATGCTCAAGGTAATTGGAATTTCAAGGATATTTCATATGAAGTAAGGACAGGAACTTCTAATCAAACAAATATCCCTATTACTGTTAATACTGAAAGCACAAAAGTAACAGGATTATCCACCATTGTTCAAGCAACTCCAGGGGTTGTTCAAATAACAGATAGTGATGTTGATGCTGTAAAAGTTATTATTGCTGTTCCTGCTTTGCAACAGATTTCAGATAAGGGTGATATTTATGGAACGAAAGTTGAGTTAGCGATAGCAGTTCAATATAGTGGAGGAAGTTATTCAACTGTTGTTTCTGGAAATGCAGGTCAAATAGCAGGTAGAACCGCTGATTTATATCAAAGAGAATATTTAATAAATTTAAGTGGTGCTTTTCCTGTCAATATAAAAGTTACTAGGATTACAGCAGATAGTGCTAGTAGTAAATTAACTAATGCGTTCCAATGGAATAATTATGTCGAAGTAAAGTATGACCAAAGAACATATCCAAATAGTGCATTAGTAGGGCTTCGTGTTGATGCTGAACAGTTCTCAAATGTGCCATCTAGGAAATATAGAGTTAAAGGAATTAAGGTGAAAATTCCTCATAATGCAACAGTAAGGTCAGATGGAAGTTTATCTTATTCTGGGACATTTAATGGAACGTTAGGTGCAGCTCAATGGACAAATGATCCTGCTTGGTGTTTATATGATTTGCTTTCTTCGTCTAGGTATGGACTGGGGAATCATTTGGCAGAAGCGGAATTAGATAAGTTTTCTTTTTATTCAGCATCTCAATATTGTTCAGAACTAATTGATGATGGGACGGGGACAGGTAATACTGAACCTCGTTTTTCTTGCAATGTAAATATTCAAAATCAACAAGAAGCTTATAACGTTGTTAATCAAATGTGTTCAGTCTTCAGGGCTATGCCTTATTGGGCGGCTGGTAGTTTGACGATGACACAAGATAGCCCAACCGATGCAAGTTATGTATTTACGTTGGCAAATGTAGCCCCTCCAGGTTTTACATATTCCAATACTTCTCAAAGAACAAGGCCCACTGTTGTGGTGGCTAAATATTTAGATCTGGAGTTAAGGGATGTAAATTATGAACAGGTAATTGATACTGCTAACCAAACAAGATATGGAAGTGTTGTTAAAAATATAAATGCGTTTGCATGTACTTCAAGAGGCCAAGCGAATCGTCTTGCAAAATGGCTCCTATATATGGAGAACGTGGAACGTGAGGTGGTTACATTTTCTACTTCTATTGATGCGGGAGTAATAGTTAGACCAGGACAAATAATAGAAATAGCAGACCCAGTTAAGAGTGGTGAACGTAGAGGTGGTCGAATTAAATCCGCGACAACTACAGCAGTAACAGTTGATGATATTACTGGAATCACATACGCCCCAAGTGCATCATTGACTTGTGTGCTGGCTGATGGGTCAGTTGAACAAAAATCAGTCAGTGGGATTAGTGCAGGAGGAGTAATTAATGTTACTTCTGCTTTTACTTCAGCTCCAAATGCTAATTCCGTTTGGATTTATCAAACAACAAATATTCAAACTTCTACATGGAGAGTTCTGACGGTTGAAGAAAGAGAACGTTCTAATTACATAGTCACGGCAAATGAATATAACGCTGGCAAATATGCACACGTTGAATCTGGAATTGCTCTTACAACAAGAGATATAACTGATTTAGATGTTCCTCCAGCATCTCCGTCTGGTCTTGTTGGAGAGGAAACTATTTATGAAAACACTGGTATTGCAAGAGTAAAAATTATTCTTAGCTGGACAGTTGCTACAGATAATGTATTTATTCGTTGGAGATATGAGGATGGTAACTGGGTAAGTAGAACTGTTGAAAGTTCAAAAACTTTCGAGATTTTAGATACAGTTGAAGGTAATTATACGATTGAAGTTTATAGCGTTAGTGCTTCTGGTTTACGTTCGATTTCTCCGGCTTCGATAGATCCTTTTGTTGCTCAGGGTAAAACTGCTTTACCTGCACAAGTAACAGGAGTAAGTCTTTTGCCAGTTGATGAATCAAGTGCAATATTGAGCTGGAATCGTGCTACAGAATTGGATGTTTTACTTGGTGGAAAAACACTTATTAGGCATAGTCAACTTACAAGTAATGCAACTTGGCAAGATGCACAAGAAATTGTAGTTGCAGCAACAGGATCACAGACACAAAAACAAGTACCACTCCTTGATGGATCGTATCTTTTGAAATTTGAAGATGATGGTGGTCGTCAGTCACCAACACCAGGAAGTTCAGATACAGATTGGGAGGCTACAAGGGTTGTTATTTCTTTACCTGCTCCAAGTGAAAGGCTTGTTGTTTCGACTATTGATGAACATTCGGCAAATTTTGCTGGTACAGATTCCAATACTGAATATGACGCTTCTTTAGATGCTTTAAAACTAACTGTTACCAGTAATGCTACGGCTGCTAGTGGTGAATATACGTTTGCAAATTCAGTTGATTTATCTCAACCTTATTCTGTGAATATCAGAAGGAACTTAAAAGCTCAAGGATTTTTCTTAGGTAGCTTATGGGATTCAAGAACTGATTTAATTGATACTTGGGGAGATATTGATGATGTTGGAGCAGTTCAGGCCGACAAAGTAAATTGTGCTGTTTACTTAAGAACTAGCCTTGATAATTCAACTTGGACAACATGGAGAGAATTTAGCAATGTTCTTGTTAAAGCTCGATACGTTCAATTTAAAGCGAAGTTAACCTGTTCAGATACGAACCAAAATATAAAAGTCACAGAGCTTGGAGCCATACTAGAATTACAGGGAAGAACAGAGTCAATTTCGACTCCTGTAACCACTGGATCTTCTGCTTACACAGTGAGTTTTACTAAAGCATTTAAAAACGCTCCTAATGTTGTTATCACTCCAACGACACAACAAACTGGTGATTTTTATGAGGTAGCAAGTATCACAAGAACAGGTTTCCAAGTAACATTCAAGAATGGAAGTTCTGCTGTTGCCCGTCCATTTGTTTGGGCTGCTTCTGGCTTTGGTAAGGAGATGACCTAATGGCTCAACATGATTATGATATTGGTAATCAAAACGGAGCGAATTTCCGTCAAGATTTAAATAATGTTTTAGATGCTATCCAAACTATAAATAGTGGAACGTCTGAACCCACAACGAAGGTAGCTCATATGTTATGGGCAGATACAACTAATAATTTATTAAAAATAAGGAATGGAGCTAATAATGCCTGGATATCACTAGGTTCTATAAACTCCACTAATTTAGGATTAGCAGGATTAGCTTCACCTACTTTCACTGGAACAGTAACAGCTCCGGAGTTAGACTTAACAGGAAATACAAGCCTTAAATTACCTGTTGGAACGACTGCCCAACGCCCAACGGGAGCAACGGGTGACATTCGTTTCAATAGCACTTTAAGTAAAGTCGAAACTTATACAGGTTCAGTTTGGGAAAGTGTTGGTGGTGTCCCTGCTGGTTCTGTTACTTGCTTCGCTCATTCCTCCGTTCCTAGCGGATGGCTTGAATGTAATGGTGCGAATGTAAGTCGTTCAACTTATGCGACTTTGTTTGCAGCGATTGGTACGACTTGGGGAACAGGTGATGGTAGTTCAACTTTTGGATTACCTGATTGTCGTGGTGAATGGGTAAGAGGTTGGGATAATTCAAGAGGCGTTGATTCAGGAAGAGGTATTGCTACAACTCAATCAGATCAGAACAAGTCACACAGTCATACCGCCAATGTTAGTGATTCAGGCCACGCTCATAATTTGCTATATGGACAAGGATCTTTCGGAGGAACATCTGGTGCTGTAACTCCTAGAGATTCAGGGACAACAAGCGGTAGAGTACAAGAAAATACTTGCGGTATTTCTGTTTCTATTTTATCGAACGGTGGAACTGAAGTTAGAGTTAGAAATATCGCAATGATGTATATCATCAAGTATTAAAACGTTATGGCAAACCGCAAGATTTCGGAATTTACAGCTTTAACCGCACCAGCGGCTACTGATGTATTTGCAATAATTGACCAGAGTGAATCGGGTGCAGATAAGAATAAAAAGATTGCTTATTCAGATGTATTAAGCAAAGCCCCTGATGGATCGGCTGGTACTCCTGCTTTTTCGTTTAATTCAGATCCAAATACAGGAATTAGTGGAGGTTCAGACACTCTTGTTTTAAGCACAGGTGGAACGGCTGCGATTTCTGTTGATAGTTCTCAGAACGTAGTAATGAGCGCGAACTTAACAGTCAGCGGAACCACGACCACGATTAATACAACTAATCTTGATGTAGAAGATAAAAATATAACTTTAGGCAAAGTATCTAGTCCTTCAGATACAACCGCAGATGGAGGAGGCTTAACTTTAAAGGGCAGTTCCGATAAAACATTTAACTGGGTAGATTCAACAGACGCTTGGACAAGTTCAGAACATATAACTTTAAGTGCAACGAAAGAATTACGATTAGCAGATACAGATTCATCTCACTATGTTGGATTTAAAGCGGCTGGAACCGTTGGTACTAACTTGGTTTGGACTCTTCCAGCAGTTGATGGCTCGGCTAATTATTTATTAAAAACTGACGGTTCGGGAAATTTAGGATGGGCCGCAGATAGTACAACTGACAGCACTAAATTACCTTTAGCAGGTGGAACTTTAACAGGTAATCTTTTAATTGATAATGATAAAGAGATCAGATTATATGAAGCAGATTCAAATGGTTCTGCTTATGTAGGAATAAAAGGAGCCACAGATAAAGGTTCCGAATCTAGTTACACAATTTCATTACCCGCAGCCGCACCAACAGCTAATCAGATTCTTAAGGCTGATGCTTCTACTCCCACCAATTTAACTTGGGCTACTGACTCAGGTGGTATTCCAGATACAGGCGGAACATTTACAGGAAAGGTTACTCATAATTACACCTCATCTTTAAGAGTCCCTGTTGGCACTACTGGTCAAAGGGATGGATCGCCTAGTAATGGAGACTTTAGATATAACTCAACTAATAGCAAATTTGAAGGATATCAAGGTGGCTCATGGGGAGAGATTGGAGGAGGAGCGACAGGAACAGCAGACCTTTTAGATATTGCTTCGTCATCTGGAACGGGTGGAGGTGGAGCAACTTTTGATGGTTCTCGTTATCGCTTCAAACTTGTCACTAAAGGAACTAGTGATGCAGTAACTCCTACAAATGCAGAAATTTTAAGAGTTTCGATTAACGGTGTAATACAGCAACCGAATGATGGAACAGGTCAAGGTGACATGACTGAGGGATATGTAGTTTCTGGAACGGATATTATTTTTGACTCTGCTCCTCCTAGTGGCGCAAGTTATTTCATCATCAATATGGGAACAACGATTGCCGTTGGAACCCCAGGAGATGCCACAGTTACAGAGGCAAAATTAAACGTAAGCAACGGACCTACAAATGGATATTTTCTACAAGCTCAAAGTGGAGCTGCTGGAGGCTTAACTTGGGCGGAAGTAACAACAACTCCTACAACAACAAGGGGAGACATTATTTATAGGGGAGCAAGTGCTGACCAAAGGCTTGCCAAAGGAACAAGCGGACAATTCCTCAAGATTGGTGCAAACGATCCAGAATGGGCTGATGTTGTTGGGGCGGTAGCAGATGGATGTATATACGAAAATTCTCAGACAATTTCTAATAATTACACGATAGCGGCTAATAAAGGAGCGCACTCTGTCGGACCAATTACAATAAGCGCAACCGTAACTAATAACGGTGTATGGGTTATTAGCTAGTATCAGATTATGGCTTTAACACTCAACGGATCAGCAAATACAATTACTCCTGTTTCTGCTGTCCAGCCAACGGGGTCGATTTTACAATTCAAGACCACGGTAAAGACAAGTTATACATCTTTAAATAATATGAGTTGGACTGATGTCCCAGGAATGTCCGTATCTTTAACACCTACAGCAACTGATTCAAGAGTTATTGTTACGGTGAATCTTACCTATGGAGGATCTAACAATCAATATGGAAGTGTGAAAATTGTTCATAATGCTAGTGGTAGTTATGCGGACTTAGACGTTGGGGATGCCTTTAATGCTGATGACGGTAGTGCAATGAGTCCAGGCAATATTCCTGTTGACGACCCAACTAATAACTATGGAAAATATAAAGCTTATACAGGAAGTTGTGTATTAGAACATGTCCCAGGAACAACTAATGAGGTAACGTATAAACTTCAATATAAAGGT